TGCAGCAGGTGTGTTGCCTTGTCCAGTTTCAAATTTGTATTGAATATCCATGATATTACCCATGTCACCTAATGACAATCTATCTCCAGCACCTTTGCCAGTTGCTCTTGTAAATTCTGCTACTCTATCAGCAGTGCCTGCTGGATTTTCACTAGATGGCGTAAATGTTTCAAAATAATCACCAACTGTTAAATCAGGATTTCTTCCTAATTTTGTTCTAAAATCTCTACCTAAAGCTCTTAAAGCATAATCAGGGCTTTCAAATCTAGTAAAACGCTCACCTCTTAAATTTGGAACAACACCAGTTGTAAAACCACCAGTATTCTCTATTCCAACATTTACACCTCTTCTATCTACCACTGCTGGGTCATCAGCAAATATATTAATTGCATCTTGACCACCTCCAAACTGACTTGCTTGATCTACAGCTTGATCCAAAGCATCTTGAAACGATTGCTCATCACTACCTGTGCCACCAAAGCCTTCGCCTCCAATACTGAAATCATCTGATACGTTGCCCTGATCGTCTACACTAAAACTACCAGATGTGTCTTGTGAAAAATCATCTACAAAACCACCATCAAACATCATTTGCACTGGATTTGGCATAAGTCCAATTCCTGCATTGGATGGTGGCTGCATCATAGGATTCATAGGTGGCTGATTCATGCCCATCATACCTGTAGGCTGATTAAATATGTCAATATTCGCCATAGGATTAAATGTCGGCATCGTGGGGGCCGACCCCAGTGGGGCTATTGGGGTCATGGCCGTTGTTGTTGGTATGGATTTTAAAAAATTGCTAAAATTACCTCTACTTTGAGCTGTAGTTTCAAAACTTACCTGTGGTGGTTGTGGTGCTACAGGTGGTGTAGCCATGCTTCCGCCTAGAGGTCCATTTACCATGAAAAATCTCCACAAAAAACTAGTTCATGTGGAGATACTATACGATTAATTTATTTTTGACAACAGAAAGCCCATTTCTTTGTGACTTTGTGCTAAAATTTTAGAAACCATGTCAGAATTTTTAGAAATATCGTCTTTCATCTTCTTCATGAGAGCCTCAATCCTGTCAACATCCCATTTTGTCAAAGGTTCCTCGTGTTTTTTTACGTCATTGTGCAATTCATCCATCTTATCCATGTTTTTACACAAATATTTCGCTGATAAAACCACAGATATGGGTACTTGTTTAGTTCCATGCTCATAATGGTTCCACATTCTGTGACTTAATCCTAATTTTTTCGCCATGTTTACCTGGCTTATGCCCAATTGATTGCGATAATTAAGCATTTCATTAGTTTTTACCTTTGCATAACTGTTTTCATTACGTTTCATTGGCTAATCTCCTTTAATATTTTGTATTTTAGTAAGTCTTCTGTAAATTCACTCACAGTTCCAAACCTTACAGGCTTGCAAACTATGTCGCAGACGTTAGATGCACATGTAGATAACAAATGATCTACATTTTTTTTGTCATAATTCATTATTGTACGAAAAACATCCATGACATCTTTCGGATCATCTGACTCAAATTCTCTAAATCCTGCATATTCTAGTACATATTTAGGCATTATGCCCTCCTTTAACACAATATGTAGCAATGAATGCAAAAAAGTTCAAGATTTTTTTTATAAAATTTTTTTTGAGGGCATTTTTCAAAAACATGGGGGTCGTTTGAGGGAAACAGGGTTTAGAAGATTTTTGCTAAAATTTATATATTTTTGGGTGTATGGCAGGGTATACGGCCCCCGTTTTATCCAATAAAAACAATGACTTAGAATAATTGTTAGATATTATAAATTAACTAACAATTGTTCGATGTTACCAATAAATTTTAGACAAAAAAATAGACCGTATAAAATTAATTATACGGTCTATATTTTGATGTTAATTTCTAAATGGTTTTAAATGTCTTTTATGCTGGTCAAGTAAACCACTTAATAAATCAGTACGTCCATTGTTGGCGAATACACAGCCGCCAGACGCATTGTTTACTTGTAAGGGTATCTCATACCCATTTAAATCATATCTACCCTGAGAGGTGCTGTAAGCATGATTATAATGCTGTTGGTTATGAGTGATTAAAATATCACGTCCAAACCTTTGTCTTAATACTGGCCTTATTTGTTCACTAATCATTGATCTAACCCTTTGAGCAGTTTGTATGCCAGTTGCATCCATTATTTCTTGTGTAGTTGCACCACCAACTCTTCGCATTAATTGATATGCTATGGACTGTCTGGTTCTGTAAGATCTACCAATATAATCTGGTGTATCAATTACAGACTGAACTTGACTATGTCTGGCATTAATTGAATGTCTGGTCATGTTTATTAAAAACTGTATCCAAGACCAGATTTTATCAATTTCTAATGTTCCACCATGTGATCTATATTCTATCGTTTCTTTATTTGACCAGTGGTGAATATTAATAGCACTGTACTTATCACCAGTGCTAATAACCCTTTTTAACTTGTTCCAAGTTGGTTCTGTATTTCTTATCATAGTATGTGATAATGGCATCTTACAAAAATACCCATTTGGTTGTCTGGCTCTTCGCATAGCATTGTTAGCATAACCACCATCGTCAATTCTGGATGGTGCTAAGAATGAATTAAATTGGTCTTTATTCTTGGATACCCTATAACCAATATCTTTTAATATTTCTAAGGGTATGGCATCACCAAAATAATCTGTACCATTTGAACTTGGAAGAGCTGAACCAGTACGTCTAGTATACTCAATAGATCTATTATGAAACTCTGTAGGATCTATAATAATTGGTCTTCTGGATACATGAATATGAACTGAACAAGTCCAATTTACGGTAGCACCATTTTCTTGCAATTGTTCTAATACTGATCTTAGATATTTGTATGATGCTAAGCTATTAGATAATATTGGTAATCTACCCTCACCATCTACCCTTGAACCATCGTAAACATATTCTAAACCCTTTATTGGTTCAGCACTGTTATTGTTTATTCTATTCATTTCTGTATATGTTCTGGTGTTAAATTCTGGTTCTACACCAAATACGAAATTTTGATTATCAAAAATGTTTTTATTATTGTTTGTAATGTCATAAGTCATTTACTTTTTCCTTTGTTAAGTTGGTTTTTAAGCACACAAATTGCGGCCTTGATGGTTATGTGGGAATGATTACTATATAATACAAGATGGCCAAAAAATTAATTTGCTAAGTCCTTGTTTTTATTACGTTTTTTTTTGCATTTTTTTTTGTTTTGCCTCTTGACAAAACTAGTTAACAAGTTAATTAAATTTTCTTTAAGGAGGATATGGGGGGAGGATTTAGAAAATGATTTCGGCAGGTGGCAGTATCCCCGATCCCCGATCAGCGTCCTGCCCGATCCGAACAATTGTCCGATTCCTTCATAAAAAAAGCCCAGATCCTTCTGGGCTTTTACCTGCGGGGTGTCGAACAATTTATCGCCATGACCTGCCTCCTCTTCTTGTTCGGATAACTCTACCCGCTTCCTTCTCATAATCGAAGGCTTCGATCACAGCGTCTACGAGTTGTTCGGTATCCAGCTCGAAGTCTGCGTAACCTTCTTTGATTGCGTCAAAGTACCTTTTGTTCGGAACGGCTTGACCTCCATAATTCATTATGTAAACCATGCCTTGATTCATGCCCATGTATGAAAGATCTATGTATTCCTTTCTATACAGGTTTGGGTAACCCTCGAACATATCCAGGTTCTTCTCGTCTTGCTTGGATATCTCCCACAGGCCGACAGGAACACTGTGTCTCTCTGACGGAACAATGTTAGCTACGTTGTTAAACACCAGCTTATAACCCAGCAAGTTTGTTTTGCCTACTGGGATTGCATCAGGCGATCTGCTCGCCATGTTGCGCTTATTTAGGTTTGCACCATAAGCTATATATATTGCCATTTCTATCTCCTTTGGCTGATTAATACCTTATATATATGTAATGATTGCAATGATGTCAAGTAGTAAATTATTTTTTTTACCTGGTAGCTGCATGCTGCGCACAGGAAGGAACCGAACAATTGTACGGTGCAGGCAAGAAAAAAGTCCAGCAGCGAAGCTGGACTTGTTCGGAAAATTAAAATGTTGTGAGACGTATCTGCCTCTCTCTTTCTTTGGACACACCCATGTGTTTATTCATGTTGTCCACTATGATCCTGACATGATCTCTGTCACCCACGAACTTATCAAGCTCGTGTGGATCATCAGGATTTGCCTTTCCTAACGGATAGTATCCTGACTCGTTCTCTATGACTTTCGCCACTCTGAACTGGTCGCCATCTTTGACATCTGTAAAAGCATAATTAGACATTTTTATCTCCTTTGTCTGTTTGATATAATACATATATAGCAATGATTGCAACAAATGTCAACAACAAAATTAATTTTTTTCCCTGCTGCGCCAGCGTCCTGAAGCGAACAATTGTCTGGTTTCGCATGCGAAGGGAGGGAGGGGGGCAATTGTTCGAGCTGGAGGCAAAAAAAAACAGGGGCGAACCCCTGTTTTCCCGATCCGATCCCGAACAATTTATTGTTCGGTTATGTTTGTTATTTCTGCATTTGTTAATTTAATACCGAAATCTTCCCAAAATTGATCTTTTACTTTTTTTATGTATTCATCTTTATTCTTGGCCTCGTGGTTATTCCCGCCAAACCAAATTTGTATTTCACTAGTATATTCTTTCATCTTACACCTCCCCAAAACGAATCGCTTCTTGTTTTAGTGTGTTCGGAATCTTAACAAATTTTACTGGTTGATCGCTTAGAAATCTTTTTTCTTCCAGGAATCCCTTTTTAATAAGTTCTCTAACTGATTCATGTTGGAATTGATCCCCATAACCGTATTGATACGGTAACTTTGCCACAAGCTCCCTATCTTCTGCTCTTTCAATCTGTGCAGAGAAGTAACTATTTCCGTTAACTTTATCTCTCCACTCTTTCGCTACTACTATATACTTATACATTTTTTGTCTCCTTTGTTTGTTAATTAATATTAATATAATGTAATGATTGCAATATGTCAACAATTAAATAAAATTTTTTTTCACCTGGTGCGGGCCGTGAAGGACCGAACAATTGTTCACCTGACTGTTGCTGTTAGGGGGGAGCTGCCTCCCGAACAATTGTTCGTTCCGCTGCCAGAAAAAACGGGATCAAGTTTCCCCGATCCCGTTCCGAACAATTAAGATGTAACTAAATTGTTCGTTGATTCTCCAGTATCGTGAAGCCTGTGGGTCCAATCAATCACCTCTTCATTGACAAGAAAAGCCGCCCTTTCGCTATGGCCACCAATGTTCCAGTTGTGGATTTCCATTAATCTCTTGCCCTCTGCACCTAAATAATTAAGGCCGTTTTTGTAATTGTATATCGTTGCAATAGTGCCGTCTTCAAATTTAATGGCCCATTGTGCATCAACTTTGTTATCAAACTCGTTAGACTTTTCAAACCTTGTTGGCTCTCCAAAGATTTCAACAAGCTCTGAATAAGTAGCTCCTACATTACCTTGTAAGTGTGTACCACTTGTTGCATTTGTTTTAGTAAACTTCATTGGCTTTATCCTTCTGTTTGTTTAAGATGGTATATATATAGCAATCATTACAAGTGCTGTCAACAGCTAAATTAATTTTTTTTTATCTTGACAACATTCGCAACAATTACTATATATATAGCAACATGATAATCCTTTGTTATGTTATGGTTAATAAATGAAAAAGAGCAGGTCTTGGTTTTCCTGCTCTTTTTTTTTGTGCAGCCTTCCAGGCAACCTGCCCGAACAATTGTACGAAGAGACTCAGCCGCCAGGACTGCCTGACCTGCTGCTTCAGGTCCGAACAATTGTTCAGGCGCAGGAGCTGCACAGCCCGATCCAGGAGGCAGCAGGGCTTCTTCTTCCGAACAATTGTTCACGCAGGAGGCTGCACAGGCCAGGACAGCCCCGATTCGGGGGTCCGCTGCCTGGTTCCTGCTTCTTTCCGAACAATTGTACGATGAGACGCAGGTAGAAGGACCCGATCCCGCTCCGATTCGGGGGGAAGGACCTGCCTGAAACCGAACAATTGCCCCGATTACGCTCCGATCCAGCCCCGATTGCCCCGATCCCGCTGCGATCCGAACAATTCTTCGGTCACCGTTCACACACCCTGTGCAAGTGAAATTGTTATTTTTTGGTTTTTACGCTACTTTGCTCTATCAGGTCTGGGTCTTTATGGGTCTTTATGGCTGTTTTCATGCGTTTCTGTGCTATCTCTTGAAATTCCTGTAGTTTTGCCAGTATTTCCTCTCTTGTCATGCTGTCTGTGCGTTCATGTAGCACATGAGCTTTGTTTACAAGCAGTCCTGTAGCCTTTAATCTCAGTTCTTCAGCCCGAATAGCCTCACCAAACTTCCCGCTCTCCCATGCCTCGTTACGGATCTTTAACAAATCCCGAACAGATTTATCTATTGTTACGCCAAACTTAGATCTAGCTTCTTCACGCATTTCTTGATATCGCTCCTGTACCACAGGATTACGCAACAGCCTAACAGCATCTACACCAGGATTAGAATATCCCGCTGCTCTAGCTGCTGAAGTCTGGGTCATATCTTTGTGCATGAAGTTGTTTAGAAAATCTTGTTGTTTATCAGTCAATCTTTTCCATCCAGCTAGACGCTGTTCCTTAGTTAAATTTTCTGCTACCTTTGGCATCTAATCGTATCTCCATTTCGTTACCAGTTAATAGGTTGGTGGGGCGGTTTACTTACCGCCCCCTAAACCCCCCTTTAGGGGGGAAGTTCGGTAAGTTGGTAAGTAGCTTTAAAATCAATGACTTAGAGCTAAGTTCTAACTTACCGTGATAAGAAGTAACCTCCGTAAGTTGCTTCAAAAAACCGAACAATTTCAATGACTTACTACTTACCGTCATTTTTACTTACCGAGTAAGTTGGTAAGTGGTAAGTAAATTACTCATAAAGCACCACAATTTTGGGGTCATTAGTGGGTTTATAGAACGTACCTTTTGGGGTACAAACATATCCCATATGCTCCATCATTTCGGTGTAATTCATATAACATTCAGCACATGAATGTATATCATATTCGCAGTATAAAACATGGCTTATTGGTGCTTGCCATTGTTGTGCTATTCCTTTCTCAACGGCACAACCAAGACAAATTGTTCGGTTATTCATCACCAGCTCCATGCCTAAAACAATCTTTTCTTTACACTGCGAACAATTCTTCTGTTTTTTCTTAGCCATTATACGCCTCCCATACAACTTGCCATGATCTGGTGATCTATTGGCTCATCACCAAAATTGTCAAATATGGCGGCTTCTATGAGCAGTTCGCTTTTGATTATATCGTTGCGACACTGCTCCATAGTCGCATAAAACACCTTGCTTTGGTGCATTATACATTTTTGTTCGCCACCTTCGTAGCGACTTCCTTCGGCCCAAATGACACATATCAATACGAACATTTTAACCATTGTCTTTTTCCTCTTGTTTACAACGGTCACATTGATCTCTAGGATATGGTGGTTCTTCGGCCCAGAAAGTTTCGTTACAATCTAAACATTCATATTCGCCCATCTAACTCTCCTTTATTTCCCGAACAATTCTTCGTTTATTACGCTGCCGTTCTTTGACTTTTGCGGATTTTTTCAAAGATTTTTCCCAACTTCTGCTGGTGCTATGAATTTTTGCTCGTTTTACCATTCTTTTATCTTCTCTAATAATCGAACAATTTTAGGAAGCAGGCCACCCCGCTTGGGGGTAGCCTGGTAGATATGAAGTC